AACCTTTTCCCTGTCTGCGTACTTGTGTAATCTTATATACATTTCTTGAACGATATCTTCGGCGTAGAAGTCTTCTCCGTAGCTTTGTACGATTCTTAAATAGTCAGCGTGAAATTTAGCAACTTCTTTTAACCAGTTCATTGATTAGATATTAAACAAATGTAACGATTATTTTCTAATAGTGTATAGACGAAGTTTTTAACGAAACGTTGTGAATAAAAAAAAGCACCTCTTTCAAAGTGCTTCTTCCGTTTTATAGTTTATAATCTAAAAAGGCAATCCATCTAAATCTGATTGTTGTGCGTCGTGCTTTGCATCTTCGTTGCCACCGGCTTCAACTTCTGCTTGGTACGGCTTACTAAACTTTGCACTAAAATACTTTACACCACTTTTACTTTCATTTAGCCATAGTGCCACTTCTTTTTCTACTCCATCAATAACGGCCTTACCTTTGTAATCTGGTTGTGTTTCCGTTTTTTTGTAATCGTTTTTAAAAATTGCACCTGTGTTGTTCTTTTGTTCCATAACTTAATCTATTGTTTTACTTATTATGTATGCGCTTAACGTCTTTCGTTTTCGCCTGGCTTTTTCTTTTAAAAGCTTCTTCTCTTCTTCTGTTACTCTTATTGTAACAATATCAGTCTTTCGTGTTTTCATATTAAAATAATCTTTGTTGTGAAATATGATCTTTAATTCGTTTTATTGAAGCTTGATAATATTCTTTGTCAAGTTCACAAGCAGTTAATTCAAATCCTCTTTCGTGAGAAGCCAATGCGATTGAGCCACTACCTAAATGCGTGTCAAGTATTTTATCGCCCTCTTTTGCATAATGCTTTAATAAAAAATTGTAAAGTTGTTTAGGTTTTTCCGTTGGGTGTATTTTTTTTGTATGGTTATGTTTATGTATTCCGTAGTCAAACATTTTTGCAGGTTTTTTTAATCCCATACTTACCCACGCATACTCACAAGTAGCAAAATTCTCAACAGTTTGCTTTTTATTCCATATACAAAAATACTCACTTGGAGGCATAACAAAATTGTTTGCACCCCAAACTATTTGATTTTTACTTACTCTAAAAAGTTCATCCCAATATTCTTTTGTTGGTTTATTATCCCATTCAATTCCTTTTTCTGCATTTCTTTTATCTGTTTTAAATCGTGTTGTTCCAAAACCTTTTTTAAACCTTTTTATTCCATAAGGTGGGTCTACTATTGCCAAGTCAAAATAATTATCCTCATACCTTGACATTAAATCCATATTATCTTCATTAGTAATTTGTATTTTATCCGTTACTTTCAAGAAATTAATGTTTTGTAATATTCTCTACATTCTTTTATTCTGTCGTAGATAGCTTTAACAACGTCTTTATCATATCTTACTTCAAACGTTTTTATTCGTTTTTCTGTTGGTATATGGTCAAAATTGTGTTTGGCTTCTACATCTGATCGCAGTTCTTCTGATTCATCTATTAAATGATTCTTCCAATGTTCACGCCTTACTTCGTCTTCAACGATTTCATCTGGTGTGTTTACTAAACAATATGCAAGAACACTTTTACGTTTCTTACATAAAGCCATATAGCCCTGTAATTGATAATAGTAATCTTTGTTTGGTATATCTTCGGCAAAGAAAGGAAACGTTGTTGCGTCGTAACTACTTTTTACATCTAAAAGTATACTATCCGTGTTTACGTCTGGTGTACCTGTAAGAAAATCATTGTTAAAATGTTCTTCGTTTTTATACATCAATCCAAAATCTAATACTTCTTGTGCTAATGAAATACTTTCATCTTCTACAAGATTTCCTTTGTCGGTGTAACGGCTTGAAAATTCTTTTCGTATTCCGTACATTTCTTCTATTGCCAATTCTTGTAAGTAGGTCTTGCAAGTCTTACTCAATACTTCGGACTTGCTTCTGCTATTGGTCATTATCTTGCCAAGTGCTGAACATCTAATCTTCAACATAACTCTAAAGCTTTAACTTGTAAAGGCGATAAATCAAACTCTTCTAACTTGGCTTTGTTTATCTTGCCATCTTGTAACGCTTTCAATGCGTCTTCGAATCGTTTTTTAGTTAGTTTTTCTTTCTTTACTTCGTTTTTATTATGCGTATTTGTTGTGTCTGCGTCTTTCGTATCGTCTATTAAAAACAATCCGTTAAGTGCGTACTTTCTTGCATAACTTGAACTACTGCCAAATGCTTGTGCGATATCCATTCCTTTTCTATTTGGATCAATTCCTGCCTGTGCTTTTACTGCCTGCATCTTTGTGCCGTCTGTAATCATAGCAGTTGATTCTACATACATATAGCCTGCTGCTTCTTTTACTTCGTCAGTTAGATTTAGTGCCAATCCGTTTAATAATGGCTTTACTGCTTCAAGTATATCTTCACAACTCCTGTACTTGTAGTTTCCAAATTTGTTAAACTGATTTTTTGGTGCTTTTAATTCTTGCTGGATTTTGGCCAGTCTTCCAATTACTGTGTCTTTCATAACATTATTTATTTTTTGTTTATACAAATATAACTAAATAATTCGACTTTTGTATATACTTAATAGACAATATTCTTTTTGTGTTTTTTCCGTGTTTTTGAACTCCGTTGTTTTTGGCATCCTATTATCTATTATCCAATTTGTTTTAACCTTTCTTAAATCAAAACAATATATTCCTTTAGGTGTATAGTTTATATATAAGGGTATTTCATCGTATAAGATATGCTTTACCATTAAGTAAATGTATTTGCTTCTTTCAAGCATTAAATCATTGTAGTGTTTTTTTCTACATTTTAATTCTATTCGTGTTTTTCTGGAATGACTAAAGCAATCGTGTTTAGAATATTTGTCTTTGCTCATTTCTAAATCGTGCCAATACTTTTTTAAATACTCAAACAAATCACTTTCCGACATTTTTCTTTTTCTGTTTGTATTCTTCAATGATCGCTTTTAATTCTTCTCTTGTGTACTTTCTTATCTTGTGTGCTTCTTCGTGTAATTTTATTAGTTCTTCGCCTCCTATTCGTTTTTCTATACCTATTTGATAGTTTAGTAAGTTTCCGTGTTTGTGTTGGTTACAAAATACACATTGACCGTGAACATTATTCTCATCGAAAGTTACGTTCTTGTGGCTTGTACTAAAGTAGTGTCCAGCATCGAATTTACTTCCTAACGGCTTTTCACAACTTACACAAGGTTTATGCTTATCACGTTCTCTTATGTATGCGTTAAAGTATACCTGTGCTTTTTTAGTTAAGCTTTGCACCGTTTCTAATTCGTCTTTTAGTCGTTTCTTTTCTTTCTTCCAGTTCTTGACCTTTGCAGTTTCTACCCATACCTTGACACAATCACTTTTAAAGCAATACTTTTGGTTAAAGTGTTTTACTTCAAATTTTTCTTTGCAGTTTTTACATCGTGGCATTATATACCCTTTTTTAAGTTTTCTACTAAAATATTTAGCTTTTCTAATTCGTGTTTTTGTTCACTTATAACCATCTGTAAACGTAAATTACTTTTACATTCTAATAAATATTGATCTTCAAACTGCATAAACACGGATTGAAAATAGCTGATGTCTTCAAGTGAATCTAACATAGAATCTATCAAGTCTTTACGTTCCGGATGCTTTGCTTGTAACTCCTCTATACTACTTGTGAACTTTATTATTGTTGTTTGTAGGTTTATCTTTGCTTTTAATATTTCTAAAGTATCCATTTATTCGTGTTTTGGTTGTGCGTAAATCTTATTATAAACATTCGGCAGAGGATTATCTTGTTCATAATATAGAAATTTTTCTTTATCAAACCATAATTCAAGTTGGCCTATGTTACCAACTGAACGTGGCTTAATCTTATTGAAGTTTATAACGGCTTGGTTGTAGCTTAAATCTTCTCTATGTACCGTTATCATACACTTGCCACTATTAAACCACTCACTTCCACCTTTTAAATCGTATGGACTCGGCACGTTTCTTTTTCCGTTTACTTTTTCAGTTAGTTTAGGATGAATAATTGTATGTAAGTGCAAATTGTTATCTTCTGCTATTTGGTTTCTATAAGGAAGTACTACTTCTAAATATTGTGCATATCCTCCATACTCGTTATACGGATGGCTTAAGTCTTTCCAACTATCAATACTTGCAGTTTCTAATCCGTGTTTTTGTTTAAGTTCTACTGCATAATCATAAAATTCAAACGGTGTTAATTTGGCTTTAACATCGTACTTCGTTAGTATTTTAAAGTGTTCAAAAATCCAATCTAAACTATTTGTTATTTCTTTGTCTTTGATCACATTCCTTTCTAAAGGATTAAAACTTTTGCCTGTTAGCTTGTGAATTAAATCGGCAACTATTTCAACATTACTTCCTACATCTGGAAAATAAACAAGATGTTTCCATCCATAAAACTTACTTGTATTAAGTAGGCACTCCATTAATACCTGTGTTTTACCACTCATCGGAAATCCTGTCCAATCTGTGCAGTTGCCTAATTGCATAGAATAGAACTCATCCATTCCTTTCCAACCTAAATACTTGCCTTTGTTGTTGTAGTTATCTCTATGCTTGTATATCTTATGTAATATATCTTTTGCTTCTGTTACCTTATAACCTTTCATTGCCACGGTGCTTTAAATCCATTAGTACTTTCTACTTCCTTTTTTGTTTGTTCTTTCTTCAGCCAATTTTTAGCAGTTAAATATAAGCTTTTATAGTTCGTGTTTTTCTTGAAGTTTTGGATCGCATCGCATACACCATCAATTTGTTGTTTAGTGTAATCATTTTCTAATTTGTTAAACTCATCTAAAGACATAGACAAATGGCCAAAGGCCCTATATATATCTTTATCATTTACATTATCATTAACATTAACATTTACGGCTATGTTTGCCATTTTCTTTTTAGCACTTTTAGCAGGTGCTATATTCTGCCATCTTTTATTAGCACCTTTCTTTCCTGCTTCTCGTTTCTTTTCTCTTATCTGTTCGTATTTTTGTAGGTCACGTTTTAAGTTTTGTTTTATCGGCTCAAAACATAAATCTGTTATAATGTCTTCGGTTTCTGGATTAAGGTCATTAACGTACTCTAAAACGTGTTTAAATAGCTTTCCTGCCTGTTCATCATTTAACTTCTTGACCGTATGCAATAAGTCGCAATAAAGTAAAAAGCTTTTTTTATTTTCTGCCATAAATTATTGGTTAAAAAAAAAGTATAACGCTTTCAGAGGGTCGGAACTCCTACTAACGCTATACTTAAAATATTTTGATTGTCCGACCAACTCCACAAATTTAATAAATTAATTCTTTATATAGTTCTTTCTCTGTTCTTCCTTTTATTATTTGTAAATCTCTAATTGTTGTAGCTTTTAGAATATCCGTTTTTAAATCGTACTTTGTATCATTGATTTTAAACTTGCCATCGTATTCTGCTATATCTAAAAACATTAACGGATCTTTTGCTTTTTTTAAATTCTTAAAAGTTTTAATTCCGTGTACTATTGTTGCGTGATTTAATCCGAATAAATCGCCAATACTTTGATACGTATATCCAGCAGTTCGTAACACGTTAAAAAAGTATATTCTTTTATGTACGTATTTTCTTTGTCTACAACGTTTTTTTAATTCGTCTTTTTCTATGTAGTGCAGCACACTACTCATTAATTCTTCCATATATCCAATTTATAATAAGACAATAAAGATATTCTTTTATTTTCTTCATACCTTTTCAATACTAATTATTAACTTTTGCCATAAGCCACAAAGCTTGATAGCTTCCTGTCTGTCTTCTGCTTTTACATACTTAACTGCTTGGCAACATTCTGCGTCAGTATTAGCGCCTTTATAGTATTTGTATAGTATTTTATAAGTGTTCATTTTTTCGTCTTTTGCTATTAAATAATTGCAGTATAATTCTTCGTTAAAATTACTCCACCAGTCTATTCTTAATTGTTCCATTTGTTTAGTATTTCTTCAAGTTCTTCGCATAAATCTTCTTCGTTATAATAGTTCACACCATCACATCTTAACGTTTCTTTTTGTACTCTATAATATCTTTCTTCTACTTGTGCGTATGATAGCTTGTCGTTAAAGCTATTGTAGCTATCAAGTTCTTCTATCATTCGTGTTTCTATAAAAAGTTCTACTTGGTATGGTGTTTCTCCAATATAAAATATTGCACCATCTTGATCGTAATATTCTATTTCTATTTCGTAACTCATACTAATAAATTTACTGCTAAATAATAAAACGTGAAGGCAACTGCCATAAACACGAAACCATACAATAATTCTTTTTTTGCTTCTTTTTCTTTCATAATCTATTTATTTAAGTGTAATTGCTAATTTTCTAAACCTGTCATTTAACCTTTCAATACATCTGTTAAATATATCAATATCGTGGTCGTTAATTTTTCTAATTG